GTTCGTGCCGTTCGTTCCGTTTGTGCCGTTCTGGGCATAACGAGCATACGACTTGACGGCGATACCAGTACCAGTGCTGGTCGAGGAATCCTGGACCAATGCACGATGGCAAAGAGTATCAGCGTGCAACGCAGCGTCTTCGCCGAGTTGCTTGGTGGCCTGCGCCAAATGCGAGAACAATTCGGTGGCGAGGATTACATCCGTGAGGATGATCTTGCTGCCGTACTGAACCAGCGTGGCTTCCACCGAGGACAACGTGAGATCACGTTCATCGCCAGAAGAAGGAGTCGTTCCTTCCGACAAAGCGGAGATCGCAGAGATGCTGGGATCACCGAAGCGGAAGAACCGAATCGTTTTGTTTCCACCCGTTTTGGTCGGGTAGGGGGTTTTCATTGCGAACTGCTCCATTTGGAGGAGCGGGATTGCACGTTCCAATAACGCCTTCGAGAAGTACGTCTGGAACTGTGCGCTGACTGAGCCAGTAGTTACCATATAATTAAGTATCCTTGTTTGTTGTGACTACTCAACCTCTGTCAACCTCGCCTGCAAGCTTCATCAATTCACGTTCCTGTTCGTCTAGCGAAAGTTCGTGAAAAGCTTTAGTCTTGGCAGGACCTTTGGGTTGTCCAGACGCTGGAGTAGTCGCTTTTCTGAGTTGAGAAAGTTCTTTCTCATACTCTGCAACCTTTTTTGACAAATCGGAGGCGGACTCCGCCTGGAGCTTTACCTTGGCAATTCCAACCGCATCCTTAATCCCAGCAGGATAATTGCGAAGGATGGCGTGGTTTTGTAACATTTCCGATACGGCTTTATACAAAGTGCTGCTTGAATCCTTGAGTTCCGGATTGGCTTCGACTTCATCTAGCAAATTTTTATCCCAGGCAGACTTTAATTCTGCTTGAGTTTTCTGCTCGATCTCGCGCCTATCTTCAACTTCGATTTCACCAGCCTTTTGTTCAGCGAGTTTTGCAAGATCATCGCGGCCTTCATCACGGTAGCTCTTTGCCGCTTCCCTGTAATCTTCCGCGCTAAACTTGCGATTGCTCGCCTTTGTCTCGCTTTGAGTAGTTTCTGAAGTCTTCCTTGCCCTTTCAGCCTCGATCTGCTCTCGTTCAGCTTTGATTCTGGCTTTCTCTGCTCGGACATCTTCCCACTCCTTCTCAAGTCGTGACTTAGCCTTCTCGTAACGGGTAGGCTTCTTTTCGGAAGCCGACTCCGACTTGTCTTCTGAAGATTGCGTTGTTAAAGAACTTTTGGCTTCCTCGGATTTCTCCTTGGTCGCTGAAACCTCATCCGAGGCTTCTAGTTTTGTTTTTTCGGCTTTTTCAGCAGGCGCGGGTGTCTGCTCGTTATCTCCGCTGGCCTTATCCTCAACAGATGTTTCTACTTTGGCTTTTTCGTCTTCCTTGGGAGTAGGACTAAAGTCCCGTCCTTCGTCAGCCGCTTGCGCCATTGCCAATACATCCGCTTCAGTCAGGTTGTTTGAATCCGCCATTTTGACCCTTTCTTACACTTTTCGGTAGGGAGTCATTCTACCTAAAGGTTAGTCGGCTACTGGTTCATCCGATCCATCCCCATAGCCTGGAATGGCGGAGTTAAGTTTTTGGGATGCCAACGACTCTAAAGTCGCAACGCAAGCCCTATATCCTCTAGCATGTCCACAAGCGTCTGCAAGTTCTTCTGCTTTTTTCATCACAGCAGAGGCGTTTTGACGCAGGGTTAGATTAAGCAAAATCAGACTCAGCTTCTGGCCTGTGGGCGTAGCCAAGAATCCTGTCCACGCCTTCTCATCCTCATCCTCCCATTTAGGCTCGTTTACCCATTCTTGATTGCGAATGAACGCCAATGCTGCTTTTAGCTTTCTCATAGCTTTATTGCCCAGGAATCACCTTGGAATAGTGTATAGTCCTTTTGTCCTATTTCTTCTAGCAAAGCTTTCTTGATTGATTCCCAACTCCAATCGTGACCAGCCAAGATACCGCCTTCTTTAAGCTTCTTACGCCAGCCTTTTAAGTCTGCCAGCACGCCTTCGTACCTATGATCTCCGTCAATATAGACTAGGTCTAGCTCGCCATCCTTGAAGAATTGGAGCGCGTCTAGGCTTTTGCCTCTGCTGTATAGAACATTCCCAAGAGGACTTGTGCGTTCTTGAAACGCTTCAAACACAAACTTCATTGGGCATTGTTGACTAGCCCTATCGTTAATATCATAGCCATTCAACCAAGGATCAACCGCCATAACCTCCTTGAAGTGTTTAGCAATAACCACCGTACCTTCTCCGCTGTAAGAGCCAATCTCAACCGCTTTACCAGTTGCACCCTGCCCGTTAGCCCAATCACAAAGATGTCTTAAGCCTTCCGCTTGGAAGGCATCCCGCATTACCGGAACTTTCAACCCGCCATCGGTGCGGGTGCTTGGCCTTGCATTGCTTCTGGAGGCAATTGTTGCCCCTGTTGTTGCATTTGAGCCTTGCCTGCATCACGAAGCTGTTTCTGAATCGCGCGGGATGTGTTTGGGTCAATCTGCTCCAAGGCAGCCAAGTGCTGTTGCAAGTGTGCCATCAGAACTTGCATTGCACTCTGATCGACCTGTTGTTGCCGCTGTTGAGCGGCTTGGTTAAACGCAAAGAGAACGGATATGTGCGCTTTGTGATCATCGCTAGGTTTGATCGCAACAGGGAATCCGGTTGCAAGCATCGTGGCAATTTCAGTCGCTTGATCTTCAGCTTGATCCCCAGAGGCAGCGTTAGGATCTTGGTAGAGCCTACGGACCAGCGATGGATCGTCTTGTTCAAGGACTGATTTAACCAGTTCTCCCTGGTTGATGAAAGGATTATTTTGGAACATCTGCATCCGAGATACTGACTTCTGCAACGCAAACTGGCGGTTAATAAAGTCAAGTCCACCCTTCGGCTCAATCGAATACTCGTCATGGATACCTTCGGGTGGCATCGAACCTGTCTCTTCCGCATACCGATACATCAAGTCTTTCTTGTTGTACTGCGTGTAAAGCGACCAGCACTGTTTGAAGAGATGCGCCAATCCCATTCTGAACATACGATTGCGTAGATCGCCAGATGCTGCTGCCTGCGATTGCAACGCTTGAATCTCGGTGGCAGTCTTACGATCCGACACTTGGTACTGTGAGCCAGCACCAAAGTCTGGATTGCCCATGCGCTGTTCTGAAAGCAGACGCTCTTCAAGCATCAATTTCTGGAAGTCGAATGGAGGTTGGCTGAATTGAACTGGCTTTAATCCTTGTGGCAGGATCTGACCTGGCTGCATCTTCAGATTCGATGTGTTTAGCGAGATCGGATTCTGTGCTTCAAAAACGGGTCGGTTGGCCAGTTCAACGTAATCGGAGAGGGAGTTCTTGAGCTTATTTAGCAGGTTCTCATTAGGGAGCAGTATCTCTGCTACGCCTCTCGGACTGTACCAACCGCCCCCTGTGACCTCATAGGGGAAATCTACAAAAGGTGGTTCACCATGACGATAGGGTAATGTGAAAGGTTTACGAACATCTTCGGTTACGACAAGCGGACTGTACGTTTCAACCTTCCATCCGTCTTCAGAAGGCGTGTACATCTCCCAAAGAATGATGCGATCATTTTCAGCTTCTTGAGTAATTCCCTCGCGTCTATAAATCTCGTCTTGAATCTCACTTCGTAAGCCCACCGATTTGGAGGGTTTACCAGAAATTGTTTTGATAAATTCCTCATCCTGCTTGTACAAGCGGATTTGCCTTATAGGAATCGACACTTGTCGAGACGATGTGAACGATGAAATCTGCATCCTTAAACTCCTTTGTGTAGGCCGGAACAATGATGTGGAAAGGATCAATAGCCTCGAAGTCAATGCGCTTCTTGTCCTCATTCCAAATGATCTTCGCCACTCCCCGCCCGTAGAGCAGGATGTTGTCAATTACGGAAACAATCTCTTTCTGAAAATTGGTGCGCTCACGCATGTTGTAATCAAACCAACGCTCGGCAGAAACAGTCAAAGGTGCCAACTGCTGGCGCATCGGTACGAAGCTGGAGAGAATGTCGTTGCCGATTGCACTATTGACGAAGGAAGGTTTTAACTTCTCGATAGCAGAGTCAATTAACTGAACGTGTAGGTCGGCTGCTGTAGGCCAAGGCTTGACCTTACGGCGTACACCAAAGTAGCGAGCCTGGTAAAACAACCGTTGACGATTCTCCCAAGTCTCGCGCTGGTTGAGCGAGTCAATAATCCGTGTGTAATAACTATTCCTGCGTGTATCTTTAGCGTTCATTTGTTGCGCTCCGTTTGAAGTTCATAAGAAAGGTCGTTAACATAGTTAAGTGCCTTCTTTGCCCAAGCACGAATGGCTGGAGAGGCACTACGAACCGCAGGGTAGCTATCGTCTTTCATTAACGACTCAACTGCCCCCGAGGTGTTCGTTATCGGACTTGTTGTCGCGCACCCACCAAGCAACAGAACCAAGTTCACGATCAATAACCTCACGATTATCTTTCCACTCGGTAGCGTTCTTGTCAACACGCTTCTCATACCAACCTGGTATGAGGCGAAGGACTGATGCGATGATTTGAAGTATCGCACCGATCACTTAAATTTATTTGATGTTTAACCCGACAGTCTTCAGGAATGCTACAACCTTTTCCAAGATTGAATCATCCGCTGGAGTGGGGGTGAGCTTAACAATAATACGAGCAGCGAGTACAATGCCGCCAACCGCAGCGACTACGTCTGTCCAATTCGATGTGATCCAGTTCCATATATTCATAGTTTTATCCTCCTGCTTCAAACCCAGCCATAACAGGGTCGTGAAACTCCATCATGGCTTGAAGTGATTTCCAAGTTGGCCTTTCGATCTGAAAGGTCAAGTCGAACCTCATGTTGCCACCATCCAAGCATAAAGCAAGTGCGTCTGCCTTATCGGGCGAGGCAAGACCTCTGGCACGCATCGAATCCTTAGATTCCACGCCTAGCTTGCCTTTCGAGTTGACTAGGCTTTTCCTACAAGTTAGCTGGGCAGTTAGGTCATCGTCTTCTGGCAGGATGATCTCAGCCCCATCAATTTTCTTTGCCATGCCGTACCACATCTCAGCAGACCGATTGGTATAGGCATCCGCATCGTAGGCAGTAGATCCGAAGTTGACTCGGTTGACCTCCCAGCCTGCCTCAGCCAGCGCATCGCACATAGGCATACCCAACCCACTCGCATCTGCAAATATGTTGTTAGGCTCCAGCCCAGCCTTCTTGAACTCTACTATGAACCTGCCAACGGCTGCCATTGTGTCACGATCACGCCAAGCTAGGAATGGCAGAA